GTCATGCTTAATGTGATCTTCTATAGTTTTCATAATTGTTAAACTCCGAAAGAATCTCGTACAAGTGTAAGGTTTGTTCTCATTTCTGAATCAGAACCAATATGGCGTAATTCAAAGACAATATAACGCCCTGATTGGTTTTTGTCAACTTCACCGTCTGCTCCATATATCTCTATAGAGATAATGTTACCAGCTCGTAACTCAAGGTTTGACATACAACTAGCAGTTAACACTTGACTGGTAAAAATACCAAATCTACTAACTGCTTGACCAACCGTTTCTAAGAACATTAACTTGTCTTTTGTGTTGTCTTCATTAGACCCCAAGAACAAGTCCTTAGTGTAAGCCACTGTCATAGTACGTGTTGATACATCTGACAATGCTGCCTTATATAGGTCTGGTAGGTCTTCCTGTTCAGCAACTTTCTCCCATTTTTGGTAATTATCTTTGATATTATACCTATATGTGTCCACTTCACAATCAACAACATCAAAGAAATCTATTTCTCCAGAATAGAATCCTTTATCAAAATTTTCAAACATATTTAATGTTTTAGGAAAATTAATTGCCCTTAATCTAAATGCTTCATCCATTCCTCCACTACCATCACCAGTACTATATGATGCAGCTTGACCACCCTGAACAGCAAGAGAATCAAATGATTGGAAATTATAAGTATCATATCCTTCCCAGAAGAAATATCCAGCACTAATATTAGAACCACCACTCTTAGAAGATTTCTGATCCATAGATATAAACTTATTTCTTGTCCACACTAAAGTTTCATATGGTTTTGAATTTGGTGGTATAAATGTGATCTTATTATAACTATCCGAAACATTTTCTAGAGCAATAGGTTTTGTTGATTTTAATTCCTTTTCTATAACATCTTTTACTAATTCTTGAGCACTAATAGAAGTATACTTTTTACCAATTCTAGTAACAGCATTATTCATAGCATCTTCTCTACACAATTCTAATACAAATCTTTTTATTGTATCAGTTACTTCCTTACTATGAACTTCATATATGAATAAAGGTCCATTTGCAGAAGATTCAGTAAACTCAAGAGAAACGTCACTAAATTTATCCTCAACTATCAACTCAATCTTTTCCATTCCATAAATGGCTTCAAACAAACTAGCAGTAGTATCCTCTATTTGTAATGTTACTTGAAGGAACTTCTGCATTAATCCTTCAGTATACTCAAATTGCTTAATAGCTGAAGTATCAATAGCAACTCTCTTTGCCTTTGAAGTATGAGGAGTTATCCAAGCTTCCTTTATCTCAAAATTTTCAACTTGTAATGGATCTTTTATGTTCATAATCCAGGTTGTAGTGCTGCATCAATTGCAGATTGAGACATTTTAGATGTTGTCTGTACAGGCATATTTATCCTTTTTGTAGAATTTTGTTGCTTTACGACACTAATTTGACTGGAAACACTATTAAGTGTACTAATAACTTTAACCATTTTATCACTTTGTGATTCTCCTTTATCTACTTCTTTAGATGCCTTCCTACCTGGCTTTACATTCTTACCATCAAAATCAAATATATTACCAGTAAAAGCATCAGCAACACCACCTAATACACCACCAACTCCACGTTCCTTAGCATCCTTCATTAACCCACCAAGAGGATTAGCAAAATCTCTCTTCGCTCTTAATTTATTTACTCTTTTATCTTTAAGAGCTAACATACTATCCATAGCTTTAGGTGCAACTTCTTTTCCATTAACAGTCATGGTTCTAGTTGCTGTTGGATCATTCCTTAAAGCTTCAATCCTTTCTTGTCTCTGTTGATATCTACGTGAGCTCTTATATTCTTCCCAACTCTTACCATCCTTACCACTCTTACCTCTCATTCCTCTAGTAAGACCCATAGCCATACCAAATGGAGTCATCTTAAATGCAGCACCAGCTATCTTTGATGTTGCAGATAATGCTTTCTTACCAAGTCCTAAAGAACGACTAACAACAATATTAGGTAATTGGAATACATTCTTTATAGGTTCAACAAATTTATTAAGTGCTCTTTGCCCCTTACCTTCTAAATCCTTTTTAGATAATTGCTGTAATGGTTTTTGTATACCATCAGTTTTCTTTAAATTAGGAGTACCAGTTTTGGTAGGAGTAATCTTTCCACCTTCAGCAAATCCACCAGCACTAGTGATATTTGTTCTACCGTCTCCACCTGCCTTAAGATCATCTATTTGTTGTTGATATGATGCTTTAGCTGATGGATCCTTAGTTTTCCTCTGAAGGAACAGTAGTTTCTTAATCTGTGTACTTCTAGTTTTATCTGTAAACTCTTTACTTGGTCCTTGACCCATCTCAAGAGTTTCTTTCATACTACTAGAAACTGGAGTAGGAGTAGTTTGAGGATCCCTTCTTACTTGTGGTGCAGTTCTTGGACCAGGATCACCAGTTTCTCTATTTAATTTTGGTTCTGGTGGTCCAGCAGGAGGTGCTACGTTTGATTCCTTCTCTTCCTTTGCTTCTTCTTTTGTTGCTTGTTCTGCCTCAGCTACAGCAATTTCATCCTCTTTAGTATCTTCATCTTCCTCTGGTGCTATCTTTTCAAGTGTATCAGCTTGCTCTTCAAAGAAAGGTCTTAAACCCTCTACTACTAATGGCATTGCTGCCACAAATAAACCACTGAATAGACCACCCTTTACTGCTTTATCAAAAGAACTCTCTTCTGGTTTCTTATACCTTCCATCATTCTTATTCTCATCATCTGGTGCATCTGGATCTTTTTCTACTCTATCCTCAGCTTTCTGTGCACCTACCTTAGTATCTAATTTCTTATCAATACCCTTTCTTAATTTAAATCTATCTTTTTGAACTTTAAACAGACCAAATAATGCTTTTCTAGTTTCTGAAATATTCTTTGCAATATTATGGAGAGGTGATTTTGTTCCCTTTCCTTTTGGAATAGAACTACCAAATCCTGTACCACTCTTTACTGGACCTTTACCTCTAGTTTTCTTTCTTTTCTTCTTACCATCAGGAGTAGGAACAGCATTTTGTCCTGCAGAACTATCTGTTGGAATTACCTCAGGATTTATTGTTTCATCTCCTCTTGCATCATCTTCTATGGCTTGATCACGGGACTTCATAAGTCCAGTAACATCATCATACCATGGTGTGGTATCTTTCGGGAAAGGTATACTAGGATCTCTAGCAATATCCTTTCTAAGAATATCAATCTTTCTGTCTAGTAATACATCTTTACGGTTATCATCGACCTCACCTTCCCAGTCATCATCACTACCCATACTAGTAGATGGCATAGGAGATATACCTGCTGGTAATGCTTTCTTCCTTTTAGTAACAACACTATTATCATTAATTTTCACACCATGCTTGTCATATCCAGGATCACTTGATCCCATAGTCAATCTATCTGTGAATGTACCATCCCATTCACCTATAGCTCTACCTGCACGTTTAACACCACGAAGTCCACGTTTAGCACCAATACGTAGTTTTTGTTTTAATATATCCTTCCGTGATTTACCAGCAGGAAGTCCAGGAATATTTGCTAATGCTCCTCCTGGTGATGGAACAATTGCTCCACCTTTAACAACAGGAGTTGATGGTGGTTGAGCTACAAGAGCACCTGCCTTTTCTACTGTCTTATTCTTCTTTAATTTCTTTGAAGTTGCTTTAACATCAATAGCAGGGGGTGGTTTACTTCCAGTTATCTCAGCTACTTCTTTAAGTATCTGATCCATCTCCCTCAGTGCTTTAGCATCTGATTCAGCAACTTTCTTTAAATTCTGACGTAATCTTTCAGCAATTTTAAGTGATTTTGCTGGTTTACTTGGAGTAACATCAATAGCACCTTTCTTTACATCTAGTGATGCTTTAGGAAGTTTCTCTGGTTCTGGATTTGCATCCATCAGCTTATTAAGCTGACTTTTACTTAATTTCTTATATGGTACACCCCATCCATCAAGCCCATAATCCATTGCTTTGACATGGGTTTCTAATTTTTGCCACTCTTTATCCTTACCAATACTTCTATAATACTCGGCTTTATCCAGTACGGCTTTTCTTATTTTCATCCATGCCTGATCTGCCATAGTTAATTACCTTCTGTCTTACGACCCCATACGGCAAAAGAATTTGATCTAGATACAGCATTACCGCCACTGTCTATTGGTACTGGTATTAACTGTGGATCTGCCTGAGCAATCATAAGTGTATTAGATAACGTTGGTATTATATCTGTAAAATCTGGTTCAGGATCTGGATCTACCATATTTAGTTCCTTTCTAGCAGTTAAAATTCTATCTTCAATTGGATTTTCATAATCATAATTCATACGATGAATACTACTATCTAATCCCCTCATAGTACTTTCAACAGTACCTTCTTTAGTCCAAGTTTCCCTGTTATGACTAGCAACTTCAACACCCTTTACATGTGCACTTGCATTGAAACTCTTTCCAGGTCTCCAACTAAATTGTACTCCAACAGCATCTCTATCTGTAACTTGTGATCGAGCTACTTCTTCACTACTATCATCAATATGTCCATGAATCTTACTAGCATCTTTCTCTGTTTGTTCAACTGCCGATTCAACTACATCTGCTATTAATGGTGCTACAAACCATCCTAATCTACTCTGAGGAACGATATATTCCGACTCACCGCCCTCACCCACGAGTGCTAATTGAGGTTTAAGAACTTTTCCTCCATCATTAAATCCTAAGAATCCTTTATGCTTTTTACCATCAGAACCAGCATCTGGATCACCACCCAATAATACTTGACCAAGTTCAAATGCTGTTAATCCCCATCCACCAATTTGCGAAATAACTTGTGATATAGCAGGTACTGCTGCACCAACACCAGTAGCAGCAGCTGGAGCAGTAGCAAGTGTGCCAACATCTCCTGCCATATCCATACTAGCAAGAGTCATACCAATCCAACCCTTAACACCACCCATTCTTCTATATTTTTCTATATCATTCACAGCAAGAGCAGCACTAGCAACTGGAATTGATCTAGCACCACCTTTAGAAGCAACCTTAGCTAACCTCTTCAATAATGGGGTATCTGCTAACTTCTTTAATACTTGCTTAGGTTTCAAATTCTTAAAGAACTTATCAGCATTGGATTTACCTGCCTTTAGGAGATCCATTCCTTCTCCAGCTTTCTTCTTACCCCAATCGAACAATTTATCTTTATTTCTCTTTGCAAAATCACCTAATTGATCACCCTTCTTCTGAAAAAAGTTACCTATATCATTTTTCTTCCTTTTAATAAAATCACCAGCTTGATTTCTAACCTTTTCAGTACTTTTCCATATATTCTTACCTAAATTCTTAGCACCCTCTATACCAGTTGTAACTAATTTCTTACCACCTCTCCAAGCACCTATAGCACCTCTTTTTAGAAGTGATGCTGTCTTTCCAGGTAAACTTTTAATAAATCTACTAGTTTGTCTAAAAGGTTTAAGTAAATTTCTTCTCAAACGTTTACCAACTACTCTCCATTTCCTAAGAATTCTTCTAAGTCGTCTGACTAATTTAATACCTCTTTTACCTACTATTCTTTTTAAAAGTCGTTTTATCTTAAGCCATGTTTTACCAAGTAATTTTCTAAGTAATCTAGCTATTAAACCTCCCTTTATACCTGATCCTTCTTCTAATTCCTTCTTCTTTTTCCACCTTCTTCTCATTTCTGAAGGAATAGGTTTAACCCCAGTGTCACCTTTTAATATAGAAAGACCACCAAATCTTTTTACCTCATAAGCTAATTGTAATTTAGATTGTTTCCAAATTAATATTGCAGTATCTCTTAATCTCTTTGACTCTTTTTGAACTGAATTTATATCTCCACTCGATCCTTCACCATCACCATCATCAGTATCCATTCCCTCTGGTTTAGCTGGATGTGTACCAAAAACAGCCGTCTTAGCATTATACAATGATAACACAAGATCGTTATATTTCCTTGTCCCTAATTTTTTAGTTTTTAATAAGGTCATCTTCGATTCTTCTGTTCTTCAATTTTCTTCTTCTCCTCTTCCAAGTGTTGTTTTAATAATTCAACGTATACATCCCTTTCCCATGGGATCATACTATTAATATCATCAAAACCATACTTATGATGTTGCATCATACCAAAATTGATCCTTATATGGCTTTCAAGTGAGGTATGGAAGAGGGCTATATGAAAAAATTGGATAATCCCTCAATTATGTGCGAACTTTCGACTTTAGTATTGGGATTTCTTACTTTAACAGTATGCTTCAATGAAGGCATGGTTTCAAAGAATTCCTGAACTTTAGCAAATTGCTTACTACTCATTCCTTCTACAAATTCTATAAATTCATCTTCTGTTGTAGTAGATGAATCCCATACATCCTCTGCATTATAAATCTTTTTAATAGATTTAGAAACTAATTTAAATGTATCCTCAACAGTTTCTTCTTGTTGTGCAAGAGAATCTATATTTGGATATTTCATTTCAACCCAAAGATCATCACTAATTTGTATTTTATTAGTATGATCTTTAGTAAATACAACTTTAATCTTATCTATTGGTATTTGTGTAGTTACTTCAGTTTTATCATCATCAGGGCATAATATTCTAACATCAATAGTTTCACCAATAGATTTACCTCTAATATTTAAAAACAAATATTCAATATCAAAAGTAGCAAGGTCATCAGGATCAATACCTTTAGTGAGAACACATGCTTTTATGAGATCCTTCATTGCTTGAGCAATTTGGACATCATCCTCAGATTCTAATGCTAATAGAAGAACTTTCTCTTCCTTAACTAAGAATGGTCTATATTTGATTTTCTTTTTAGTTGAAGGTATAGTCAACTCATAAGTCGGGGTACTTAACGAAGGTAATGCCATAATTTATGATATAGGTGTATAGTATATATCGACCTAACCGAAACCTGCTCCAATAGATGAAGGAATATCGTTCATACCTAAAGTAGCATCTCTATCAGTTCCCCTAGAACTTCTCTTAGGAGTTATTTCTTTAAGATACTCAAAGTAAAATGATGCTTGAAATCTAACTGGTTGATTAGGACCATTACTAAATGTCATAGCAGATAATGTAAAAGGAAATGCATTCTTCAATTCATATCTAGAAACTACAGCAACTGGATTATCATCTGTCTTAGTTTTTGTTTCTATCTTATCAATAATTAAATCTGCAACATAATCATCATAATAATTAGTCCTTATGAAGTCATCCTGTTTTGTTTGATGGGGAAAAACTAATTGACCCCATTTTTGCAGTACTTTATAAGGAGTGTGATCATGATCAAGTATAAAACTTAAGTTTGCTTCACTAAATGTCTTAGTGTGTGCATACTTTGGATTAATTCCAGGAAGTAATCCCTTTATATCTCCAGTGGCAATTGTAAATCCAGGAACATTAACTTCATCTGCCAACCAACTAGTTAATCCTCCAGTTTTCTTAGGTATGCTTCCTCCAAGATCTGTATCATAGCTTGCTGGCTCTTCAACTCCTTCATATAATACATTATCTCTAAAACCTACTGTATTTCGTTTTGGTATAAAAGATATATGGTAACGATTTGAATTAGCAATACTATAGTTACCTACTATATTTTCTCTGATTTCTTGTATTTTCATCTAAATAGGTCTATAGATGGTTTATTTATATTTATATGGCATATTCTGGAAAATATAGACCAACCAACCCTAGAAAGTATAAAGGTGATCCAACTAACGTGATTTACAGATCATTATGGGAAAGAAAATTCATGCAATGGTGTGATTTAAACAGTGATATACTACAATGGGGATCTGAAGAATTCTTTATACCATACCGTTCTCCCGTTGATAAACGGGTTCATAGATACTTCCCTGACTTCTATGTAAAGTGTCTTACCACACATGGTACTATAGCTGAATATGTTATTGAGGTAAAACCATTAAAACAGACAGCACCACCAATAAAGAAGAAACGAGTAACTAAAAAGTATATAACGGAAGTTACTCGATATGCTATCAATGAAGCAAAATGGAAAGCTGCTAACAAATATTGCAAACAGCGAAATATGCAATTTAAGATACTAACAGAAAAAGAACTAAAGGTATGAGTATCCTTGCACGTATAAAAGAACAAAATATAACAAATAGAGCAAAACAAAGACAAGAGGCATTTAACTATCTCTTTGATTATGCTGATGATGACGTAATGCCAGCAGAATTCTATCTATTTGAATATACACCAAAATATCGCAAAGTACTACCTCATTGGGATAGATATCCTTTAGTTCTTATGGGTATGCCAACGAAAGATGGGTTTTATGGTGCAAACCTTCATTATATGCAACCTGCAAAAAGGATAAACCTTGCAGAAAAGATACTAAATAATACTAGGACGACTATACCTCCTTATCTGTGGCATAGATATATAATGGAGAAAGCAGATAATATATTTTTCAAAATACCTGAAACTGACGTTTTAGAGATGGCAACATTACCACTAGAGCAATTTTATGATAGTCGTAATAAATTCGTCAGTGCTAAGAAAGTACAAATGTAATGGCTAAAACCAAAAATCCAAATTTGATGTATCCAAGGTCAGTAGAAACAACTGGTCATTACCTGAATTTTTATGCCTATGATTATAATAAAGCACAATCTCTAGGTGTTAAAAGTATGAGAGATATGCTTGCTGGATCGCAGCAAATGGCTAATGAACAGCTTCAGGAAGAAATGCAGAATCACCAAATAGGAAGATTTGGGGATCCTGAAGTTAAACTAAAAAGATTAAAAAATAAAAGGAATGCATATAATAACAAAGCTGATAGTTTAGGTCTTCAAAGAGATAAAGATGGTCAACCAATAACATGGGATAGAGGTAAAGATGCACCAAGCAATAGTTCTATAGGATGTGTTAAATTATACGTTCCTCCTAGTTTAGAATATAACTATACTGCTGAATGGAATCAGGTAGCATTTGGTGCAATAGGTGCTGCTTTTGGTGGTGCAGGTAATGCTCTTGGTGCAGGTGGTGCAACAGCACTTAATGTAACATTAGGAGATATGGCTAAAAACTTAGGAGCTGCAGCACCAGGATCTGATAATTTTGATGCAGGTGCTGTATTAGGTGGTGCATATGGAATGACTTTCAATGACAATACCCTACAAACTTTCAAGAAAATGGGTACTCGTGTATTTAGCTTTAGTTATATGCTATTAACAAGAAATGAAGAAGAAGAAAGTGAAATTAAGAAGATAATTAAATTCTTTAAATTAGCAATGCATCCAGGAAGTAGAAGAAGTGGTACAAATAACAGTTTATTCTTAACATATCCATATATCTTTAGAATAATCCAAGCAGGTCAAAAAACTGGTAGGGGTAAAGTAGGAATAGGTAATCAATTTCTACCAAATACCAAATATTGTGCATTAAAGGAAGTTAAGGTTAATTACACTCCAAATGAAAATTTCACATTAACACCAAATAGCTTTGTAACAGCAGTTAGCATGAATTTACAATTTGAAGAACTAACAACACTAACAAGGCAGGATATTCATGATATTGAAGATACTGCAACTGAAGAAAATTGGGGATGGACTGAAGGACATGTAGTTACTGATAATACAGGTCAACAAATTGATAGAAGAATAGATGGAACAACTGCTCAAATACAAAGAATAGAAGAGAGAAAGAGAAAACAAGAAGAACGTAAAAACAGCTTTCTAGGAGGCATATTACGATAATGGCTTATTTCGACAAAGTACCAAATCTATTATATCTAAAATATACGTCAAATCCATATGACGGACAATGGATAGAAATTAAGAATATATTCTCTAGAATCAAAATAGCAGATGATGTAAAAGGTAACGTAACTGCATTTGAGGACTATTTCATAGAAGATGGAGATAGACCAGATAGTATCTCATTTGAGATGTATGATGATCCTGGTTATGATTGGACTATACTATTAATGAATAATATAGTAAATTTACATAAAGATTGGCCAAAAGCAAAAGCAGCATTAGATTCATATGTAACATATAAGTACCAAAACCCAGAAGAAGTACATCACTACGAAACGCTAAAACAAGAACATAATGGAAAAACAGTTCTTGAGGAAGGTATTAAAGTTGATGAAAGTTACCAATATGTCACTCCAGCAGGTTTAACGCTTACTAAGGCACAATCAAGAGTTTCGGTATCTAACTATTCTTATGAAATTGACTTAAATGAGAAAAGAAGAGAAATACTACTATTAAAACCAGAATTGATTCCACAGTTTAATCAAATAGTCAAAGATCAAATGAAATATACCCCAAGTACAGAATTTATAAGACAAGAATTAAAAGTAAGTAACAACTAGGTATAAATACCTATCGACCCTTTTGACGAAAAATTCCCCAGATTTTTTATCCCGACTTTTTGAAACCAAAAGGTCGATTTCGTTTCGACAAAAAAAGACCCCACTTTTGGTGGGGTCAGGGTAGTTCCGTGTAGAGATCGCACGAAAGATCTCAATACTATTTAGAACTGTTCGTTTGCTAACTGATCAAAGTAACTGAATGCATCTTCATCTGTATTGACTGATGAAGGAGTTGCTGGTGCAGCAGCAGATGGAGTAGGAGCAGGAGGTCTGGAGTCAAACTTTGCAGCGACTTCATTCTCTAACTCTTCCTCATCTATACGACTACCACCACCCTTAAGAACAGTATCTAATCTCTTCTTAAGTTCAGCATATGTCTTGAAGTTAGAAGCATTAGTGAACTCATTGAGATCCCATAGACCATTGTAGATCTCTTCTAACTTAGCGTCATCAAAACTACCAAGAGTAGATGGACGACCAAAGACAGAACTATCATAGTTCCAGAAACCAGCAACCTTTTTAATTCTTAGGTTGAAGTCAGCACCTTGCCAGAAGTCAAAAGGATTGATTGGATCTTCACCTTCAAATTCTGGTTGCATTACTGCAATGATTTTATCATGGATCTTCTTACCATACTTGTAAAGGAATTGCTTACCTTCATTAGCAGGGTTAGCAGGATCTTTGATAACATATATGTTACTGTAGTAAGAAAGTTTACGCTTCTGCTTACGTGCTATTTCTTTATCTGAATCTAACCCACTGTTCCATAGAGTTCTATTAACTTCTCCAACAGGATCATTCTGTCCTATTGTAGTTAAAGAGTTCTCAATGTACCATCCACCTGGTCCTTGGAATGCATGACTCCATACTTTTGCCCAAGGTAGTTCGTTACCTTTACCAGGAGGTAGGAAACGTATAATGGCACTACCGATACCGTCCTTACCCATCTGGGGTTTCCAAAGACGATCATCTATAAAACCAGAAGTTACTTCAGTTTTATTAATTTCACTATTGAGTTTCTCAAGTAGTGAACCTTGCTTTTTTAATGCAGCAAATGACATGTGTATTCTCCGTATTTTTGTATTGTTAGGATTGAAAGTATTATAACGTATTCAGAGCATCTTGTCAAGGTTCTCCCTCATCTGAGAGATTGCCCTCTTCGCCTCTTTAAAAATTGGTAGACCTACCTGTTCGGAAGGGATTCCCATTGACACTGCTGCCTTTTTAAAGTTCTCAATAACGGACTCACCATCTGGATCACCACGCATAAGATACGCTCTACTATATAGCATCTCTTGCTTATCAATTAATTCCTCAAGACCATCACAAACTTCTTCTCTTTGTTCTTGAGTCATGATGCCAAAGTATGGTACTTTATTCATTAATTTCATGTAGAGATTCTCCATCTCTTTCATTTCTTTAATGACTATTTCTGATTGAAACAAACTCATAAGTTACTTTGTACTATTGTTTTAATTTTATCTGTATCCATTATAACAAATGGATCATATCTTTTCAAGATGGT